GAACGCAGTGTTGAGTTCAAGATACGATCTGCTACGAATACCAGTTGTGGTGGGACTACCAACTTAGTTGCTTGTACAGAGATTGTAAGACCACGATCATCAGTAAACGTCGATATGTCGATCAAAGAATCTTCCAAAGAAGTTTCGTTCAAATCTGCCATCGTTGTTGCTCTGTTCGCAGCCGTACCACCACCAGCAAGGGGGTGCGCTGTATTAATTAATGACACACCATCACCGCCTGTAAATGAGGAGCTGAAAGCGTTATTGAGAACATCTGCCCCAGTAACTTCTTTCGTATTCGCCATTGATCGTGCAAGTGCTTTTACATATCGCTTACCAAGAGAGTCATAGAGATTATCTTCTTGGGCCTCCTCTGATAAAGCGAAAGCAAGTGCTACGGTGTTGTGAGTGTATCGTGCGGTAAAACCTTCAGATGCGGTGTCGAATACAACACCCTGTCCTTCAGTTTTTGTAGGTGCAGAACCAAAGCCTGTGATCAATACTTCTTCCTCGAACGCACGTTGAGAATCTTCGATTGCAAAAATCTCTTCGTACTCCCGATCATAGCTGTCATACGACTGACCGAATAAAGCGTTGAGGCCGGGTTCTAGCTCTTTAGCAAGTTGTGCTCTTGAAATTGCCATCTATCTAGCCTCCTTATGCCAATCCAGCAGACTTTACACCCATGATGTGATTTTGAATCACAACCATTACATTGGTGTTGGTGCTGCTAACATCATTGTTATCCGGGTCTTGTGAAATATCAATCGCCTTCAGAGGTAACGTAGTTGTGGTTGCTCCCGTAGAAACTGCAAGTTCCATGTTGGATCGACCAGAAATCGTATCTCCAGTAGTTGATTGGTCCACAATGTCGAAGTTACCAAAGAGATCCGCTACGGGGAACGCAGCATTTCCTTGAACTTCAAAAACAGTGTTTGCATCATCAATGATAAAAGCGATGATGTCAGACGCTGAAACTGAACCGGGGTAAAAGTTTTTGAAAACCTGTTCACCAGAAGTGGGATCGGTGTAACGAACTCCGTTGAAAACACCGACAACCGGAACCGTACTACTAGCAGCCGCACGTTCAATCGTGCCTCCGGTTACTTGCTTAACAATATCCCCTTGGAATATTTTTGTGCTGTAACCAGATGCAATTCGATATCGACTTTGACCGCCAGAGTAGGGAGATCCGCCCATCATACGTACAGGCTTTAAACCAAAAGCGGCATCCTTATTTGCCATGATTTAACTCTCCTATTGTCTGCCAAAAGTTACACGAGAGTCTCTTTGTGGATCATACTTTACATAACGGGAATCTTTTCGAGTTTCGTTAAACATATTATTGTCTAACGCTTGCATAGCGTCTTGCGTTTTACCACTATAATACTCAGTGCGTTCTTCCACAGTTTCGTTCGGTATTTTTGCCAACAATAAACCCTCATTATATATGACACCAGAATGTCGGCCCTCCTTGTCCATTGTCGGCATAGAATCTTTCCATTCAGGAGGTAAATCTTCAGCCCTTACAAGCTCCCATCCTTCACGGATTCTTCTGGACACGTTTGCTCTGTCCTCTTGCCCCAACATCGACTCCCGAATCCACCGATAAGTATATCCCGGTGGTGCTGGTGGAGTATCTAGCTTTCTAACTGGTTGCCACGGTTTACGTCGAGCTTGTTTATCGTGCGCTCCGCTTTCACGAGATGAACGATCTGCTTTCTGTGCCATCATCTAGCCTCCCTCTGTGCTATCTTCTGCTTCTCTTTTGCTACCTTTTGAAGCCACGCATCTTCAGACATGTTGTGTGGTTTCAAACCTCGAAGCCGTTCTAGCTCAGACTTTGAAAATTTAACACCATTCATCTTGCCTCGTGTTTGTTGCCGACCACTATTTGTGGTGGAAGCCACTCTTTGCACGGTGGGTGTACTTCCAGTTGTTTCAGCAGGTTCTTCTTCTACAACTTTACTTAAATTAGGATAAACTTTTTTTACGCGAGAATCTAGTGCTTCATAATAATCTTCACTATCTGCCTCATATCCTTCATTCAAAAGATTGAAATGGGTGAAATAAGCATACTGCGTTGCTTGCAGATGATCTTCATTATCCTTATCACCATACCAACTATTTTTTTCATGCCACTTCTTAGCTTGTGGAGTTGGCTCTGGAACCGCTGCTTGTTGGGGTTGCGCCTGTGGTTGTGCTTGCGGCTGCTGATAAGGTTGATAATTTTCTTCTTGTGGTTGTTTTGCCTTTGCTACTCTTAGTTTTTCTTTTTGTATTGCAATATCATTTTTGAGATCATTCGCTTTAGACATCAAATCGGGATCATTAGCTTGTACTGCCTTGCGATAAATGTCATCAACTTGTGCTGATTTTGACGTTAACGCCTCTTCTTCTTTATCTAAAACAGTTTTTGCCTGTTGCTGAGTATAAGTGCGATATTGCTGCAACTCATTTTCTTTTTCTTGCAGTGCGCGTTCATACTGAGCAACCCTTTCTTCTGCTTGCCTAGCCTTTGCGTTTAGTTTGTTGATTCTCTTGGTGACGTTTTTGGTGTGTCGATCAAGTTCATCATCACCAAATTTTGTGTTTTCCTCGCCTTCGATTTCAAGGGGTATCGTTTCTTCCTTCGCTTCTTGTGCAGTATTTTCTATCATGCAAAACTCACTATATCGTCTGGATCGTTGATTTTAGCTATGACTTCATCGTCATTGATAATACGGACTTCACAATGACTTTCCGAACCATCTTCTTCTTCCATTTTGATTTTGAATCTAGCGCCACTGTAACGACCTATCGCTATGTAATCACCGGCCTGACACCAAGGTTGTGTACCGTATTTGTCGGTATCGTTATAGCACAACGGACCCATACGGACAACTTTCGCTATTACTGTGGCTAAGGCTTCTCGATCTACAGTTTCACGAGTAAGGGCAATACCTCCCTTCGTTTCACTTTTCATCGCGTAAGGTAACACTAACATCCTCCAACCTGTTGGTTGGGGAAGCGCATCGACAGCAGATTGGCTCAAAATTTGTTCTCCTTAAAATAATCTTTAATCGCCATATCTACCAATAATAACGCATTTAGCTCACCTTGCAAACTTTTGTAATGTTCTATATCTTTGAGCAAACCATCCATCATGGTGTTTGCAATCATCTCTCGTCTTTCTTCGATTACCCGTTTCAAAGAATCTGCTAGATCAACCTCACTCATAACGGAATATCATAGAAGTTAAGCCCCTTGGTAGCAGCTCCACCACCTCGTACCGTTTTTTTTACCCGTTCAACAGGTCCACCCATTTTCATGGATTTAGCTGTTTGAAGCGCTATTGCCACTGCTTGCTTTTGTGGCTTTCCTTCTTTTTTTAGGGTTTTTATGTTGCTGTTGATTGCTTTTTGTCCTTTGCCTTTTTTTAGTGGCATCTTTAACCTCCTTCGGTTTTTCTTCAGGTATTTCTACACCAGATATTCGCGCTAACTTTTGCTCAATGCGTTTCATGTTTTCTACATGCGCTTGGGCTTTTGTTTCAGACTCTGCAGCCATCTTTGCTTGTTCTGCTTCTCGTGTGAGTTTTTTTATTTTTTTGAACTCTTTCTGGGCTGCCAATATAAAACTCGTTGTCATTGTATCCCTCCAAATTTTGCACTCATTTCTTGTAGTTTTAGATCAGCTTGTTGTTGCAAACGAGTGAGTGCCAGAGCTAATTTGTCATCGGCAACTTCTTTTGTTGTGTCAATTCTCTGTTTTGCAATTTCGCTTTCAAGCAACTGATCTTGCCGTCTTGTTTTTTCTCTTTCGGCAAACTGATCTTTGTCCGCTTGTAATTCCTCTTTTCGTAAGTCTAATTCTTGTTGACGTATTTTAACTAAAGGATCTTCTTCATTACCTTGACCTATGCTCAACAACAAATCCTGAGTGAGCTGTGCCAAAATGGGTGAACTTACCTGCTCTATCGAGGTTTGTATCTGTTGCATCAAAGGCTGTAATTCCTCTGGTGGCACTTGCCCTGTCTGTTGCAACTGTTGAAGTTGCACTTGTTGTTGTTGTATTTCAGGAGGAAGTTGTTGCTCTGCCAACTGATTCGCCAAAAACTGAAGATGTTGCATCATGTGTCCAATAATTAATCCTTGCAGAGGAGGATTGGTCTTAATGATTTCTGTCAAAAACAAAGACCTATGTGCATCCACATGCGCCTGATGATTCTGTTGTGGGAACGCCTGAGCTGGCTGTCCAGCTAACATTGCACTATTTTCCAGACCTGCATCGACAGGGGGTGGCGGTGGAGGAGGTGGTGGTGGTGGTTGCAACAAGGCATCGACATCATCCACCCCCAAGGCAGCATACATCCTACGGTACGCTTCATAAATTCCTTGTGGTCCATGTATTTCAGGATTACTCTGCACCATCGTCAAAAGTTCTTGGGCCATCGTAATTCTTTGGCTCTGACTAAATATGTTCGGATCAGAGACAGGAAAGATGTCTACTCGACCATCAAAGTCCTGCAGCTTAATTTCTTGTGGACCCGTGCCGGTAAGATAGGGATAGCTTGGTGGCAGATATTCAGAAAAAACTCTTGCCAATAAATTAAACTCTAGCTTTTGTGAATAATGCAGTCTTTTGTGAATTGCTGACATCACTTTGGTGCCACGCTCCAAAAGAGCAACCGTCGTTCCCACGGGCATGGCCTGATTCACATCACCGACATTTGTATCTGCTATCGAAGCGAATCTTTTTCCAGCGTCTACCATCAGTCCCAAAAGATTGAATAGTACAGAGGATGGCTCTTTAATCGGAAGCGGAATTAAGTTCTCACGCAATGATGCTCCTGTGGTATCAATGTCTCTGAACTCACCGGGTTGCAATGGGTCATCCTCATCTCGTATCCGCATACCACGAGCTTTAAAACCAGCCGGGAGATTCGCAAGAGTTCCTGCATCAATCAACTGGCGTAATACACTGGTGCTGGCTTTAGCAAGTCCACCAATCATGTGCGAAAGACCTAGACCATAAAACCCAAGACCCGGTAAAAACTTGTACTGCACAAAATAATTGATCTTTTGTTTTGTCGGATCGGATTCAAGATAGTTTCTCCTCAAACTCAAAACTTTTTGGGATGGTTCATCAATCGTAACAATATAGGGAAGTTTCAAGCCACTTGGTTCGCCAGAGGCATCCATATCTTCAAAACCAGCA